AGTAAGCAGTCTTGAAGTTGCGCAAATTTATGAAGTTACTGACGCTACCACATTGCAATTAACACGTGGATGGTACAATACTACTCCTGCTAATGCATTTGTAGCAGGGTCAGTATTTCAGAAACTCAGTGGCAATCTTGAATTAATAAACATGAGCTCAATTAACACAGCGGTCAATGGCACACAAACTATTGCTCGAGGTCAGTTTAGTACCACAGCACTCACAGCCGCTGGTGCAGGATCTCCTGTGATACGTATGACTGGTATTTTTAACGCAACTGGTACTGCTGAAATTCCACAGATTGCAGTTAATGCTGATGATCATGGGTTGGTTGCTACAGATTATGTGAGCAATCAAAATCAAGCCAACAGCAATGCTGAAGGTGTGAGTTATGTTTATTACGCCAACGACAACAACTTTGCCTACTATCCACCGAGAACCACTGGCACAGCAGTGGGCTATCCACTCAACCAAATTGACTCAATTGTGCGTCAAGCCTTTCCATATACAGGTGCTGACCTTGATGTGTTAAGTATCACCAGCGATGGCGGCAATCCAAGCACAATCACAGTGACCACACGTTATGCTCATGGTCTCGTGCCAGGAACTCCAATAATTGTAGCATTGACAGCAGGAACAAATATATCTTATGCCACAGGCAGTTTCTTTGCCACAGCAGTTCCAAGTACAACTACATTCACGTACTTGGCCAAAACAGGTGCAGCCGTAAGCGGTACAATTGCAGGTGAAGTGAACGTTCGTAGTAATGCTGTGTTTGCACCCCGACCGTTTGACGGCGGTGTTATTCTTGGCCCAGGAACACCCACACGTGGTGCCAGTTCTGTACGACAAACCAAGAAATACTTTCGATATCAATCTGGTAAAGGCATCTTGTTCACATCAGGTACCATGTTGCAACCAACGTTTGATATTGCAGCTCTAGTGGCATCTGGCACAGCCGCAGGTAGCAATATCACAGTGACCACAGACATTGAGCACGGACTTAATCCAGGCGCAGTGATTCAAATCAGCGGGGTAACCACCAGCGGTTATAATGACACAGGTTACACTGTGACCAGCATTGGTAGTGATGTTGCGTTTGTGGTTGAAGCACAAAACACTCTGGGTTCAGTGGCACCCGAACTGGGACAACAACCACGTGTGAATGTCACTGCATGGCACGGTGCCAGTATTCGTGCTGGTATCTTTGATGATCAGAACGGATTGTTCTGGGAAGACAGCGGTCAAAGCCTGAATGTTGTACAACGTTCAAGCACACAGCAACTGGCTGGATTTGTGTCGGTTGGAACAGGATCAAACTTGGTCACAGGCGACGGTACTTGCCGATTCCAAGACCAAACCAACAATGGCGATACTGTGATTATTCAAGGTATGACTCACACTGTGACATCTGTACTAGACAACAATCGCATGACAGTGGTGCCAACATATCGTGGTGTTGAAAACTTAACTCGTGTTAAAATGGCCGTGCGCAACGAGATTCGGGTGACACAGCCCAACTTCAACATCGACCCACTAGATGGTACAGGCGTGTCTGGATACACAATTGACCCATCAACCATGCAGATGTTGGGAGTTGAATACTCATGGTACGGTGCTGGTTATGTACAGTGGATGGTTCGTGGACAAGATGGTGCGTTTATTATGGCACATCGTAGACCCAACAATAACTTGAACAACGAAGCCTACATGCGTTCAGGTAACTTGCCAGGTCGTTACGAAGCCATTAACGAAACACCAGTATCAAGCCTAGATGGTGCTATTACTGACATTCAGACAACAATCCCGTTGCGTGATGCTACATTCTATCCAAACGCAAGTGTAACATATCCTGTGTTCTGTATGATTGATTCAGAGATGATCAAGTATTCAGGCAAAGCAGGCAACACCCTAACAGGTGTCACACGTGCTGCCACATTCACACAGTGGACTGATGGCGCCAGCCGTAGCTTTACATCCAGCGCAGCCGCTGCTCACTCAGACAACACTGGTGTGATCCTGGTATCCAACACATGTACTCCACTGGTCAACCACTGGGGCTCAGCAGTTATCATGGACGGACAGTTTGACGCTGACGAAGGTTATCAGTTTACATTCAACCGTACCAACTATGGTTTGCCTGGTGTGATTGGTGCCAAACAAACTGTGTTCGTCATGCGCCTGAGCCCTTCTGTTAGCAACGGTATTATTGGCAATCTAGGCGAACGTGAACTGATCAATCGTGCGCAGTTGACCTTGGCCAACATGACTGTGCAGGTAAGTGCAGGACGTTACTTGGTTGAAGGTATTTTAAATCCGTCAAACATTGACGCTACTAACACAACCTTCTCAGGACTCAACAACATTGGCGGCGGATTCCAACCTAGCTTCTCACAGTTCTCAACTTCTCCACGTTACAACGGTGAAACCACAGGTGGTGTGACATCATCACTGTTTGGATCCACAGGTGGTTTCACCAAGTCAGGAACCAAGGCCACATTCTCGGGCAGTGCGATTAGAACCTTTGCAGGATTGAGCCTGACCAACGTGGTAAGTTCAGGAGCCAACGCCAACGTCACTGTGCAGTTGACTCCAACAGGTACCGTATACACCAACAGTACTGTACAGATCACAATTCAGAATGCAGGTACAGGGTATCAGGTTGGTGATACTGTGAAGGTTCTGGGCAATGCTCTAGGCGGATCAACTCCAGGGAACGATTTGGCCTTGGCTATTAGTGCGATTACAACTGAGATTGTGGGCGGAGAACGCTTGTTTGCCATTCCAATCTCTACAACCAATGCTGGTGTGTTAGACCTAAGTTCAGTCAAGCAGATTGGTACCAGTGCTGTACCAGGAACAGGCGTGTATCCAGATGGTCCAGAGTTGCTGGCTATTCAGGTCACTGCGTTGACAACACAGTCAAGCCCAGTGGGTGAGGTGCAGTTGCAGTTCCAAGAATCACAGGCCTAACATCAACGAGCAAGGTCCTGCTCCACACGCAGGATCTTGTCTTGTACAGCTTCCATATTCACAGTTGACCACAAGCCGGGGTGCATAGGTCTTGGCCATGTGCCTGAATCTATCCAGGCATAGCCCAGGTGCTCGTCATTTAGCACAGGCACAAATTCTGACTCCACAACACAAACAAACGTGTGATACACAAAGTCACCATCTGCTGATGTGAATTTTTCTATGGGAATTAGTTTTTGGTATGTGGGAAAACTGCCAAGCTCTTCGATGCATTCACGTTCCATGCCACCCAGCAAGGTTTCGCCAGACTCTACTTTGCCGCCTGGTAAACCCCAGGCACCGGGATGTTTGGAATCGTTACGTAGTAAGTACAAATATCTAGCAGTTTGATTGCTACGAAACCAAACACCTACGGCATTTACAGGACCAGACTCCAGTCCCCTCCGGGGTACACTCCTTGATAGCTTTTTATCCATTCTGCGCCTGTCCATTTGTATTGTATTGAAGTTGTTAAATTTGTAACAAACTGTATTTCAGTTTGTGTGTCAGCAATGAATTTCACATCCCATCTTGCACCATCGTATTCAATGATGTCGTTGGCGCTGGCCACTAGTGGTCTTCCACTGGCACCAACCCAGGCTGTGGCAGGCCCTGAGTTGTCTTCGGCGCCAGTAGCTTCAGTCAACAAATATCGTTGTCCTGAGGCTGCGGCCGGCAGTCCTTGACCAGGGCCACTTGCTAATGGATTTATCACTGCGTTGATGGCTGGCAAACTATTCTGAGGCGCAGTGTCTGCATCAATGTTGAATATCAAGAATCTTTCATCATTTGGATTTACCGCAATGGTACCAATCACCTGGCTACCATCATCTTGATCCAATCTAATTTGACTAATGCCTGGGCGCAACACACCATACATGCCAATCACAGCTGGCCACAACAGCGTACTGTCGCTCACAATAGTGGTAGCAGCCAGTTCGTCGTTGGTGGGCTCTTGCACTATTAATTGTTGTTGTAAACACTGTATCTGATTGCCAATTACAACCACAGCATAATTGTATGGTGTGATTTTTTGTCTTGTGCCCAACAACAAGTCATTGTTGATAATAGCATCCACAAAGTCGCCTTGAGCATCGTACATGCTGGCAATCACACGCTCGATAATGCCCAGTTTCTTGACCTTGGCAGGTGAGCTGATCCAGATAGGCAAGTTAAATTTCAACGTGCAAATGTCAATGGGATTTTCTGTGCTGATAGGTATAGTACGACTGGTCCATTGAGTGGATTCAAGCTCAACCACACTGAGTGACGTCCAATCCAAGAAGTTGTCAGTGCTTTGCACTTCCAGTGCAGGATTAAACAGTGTGAGAATCTGTTCCAGGATCTGAAACTTTTGATTGGTGTTTGAGGTCCAGATGTCCAGGGTAATGGTTAACTTGTAAGGCACAGGCATCAGGCGTTCAACAGTGAATGCATTGCCTTGCGTGGTTTCATAAGTTTCTGTATCTGGATCGTATGTGCGTTGACGAATGGTGCGTTTGCTCACATGATACGGCTCTTGCATTCTGGGACGATCGTAATCCAAGCCTGAAATGTAAAACGTCATCATGGGAGTAGCAGGCAAAAAGTTTGCTGAGTTTTCTTGTATGATTGTTTGTGCATTACGACTGGCATCACCGTAACGCACAGGAACTCTTAGCAATGCAGCCGCGTCAGATCCTTCTTGACGTCCGTACTCAACCTGGAACCCAGAAAAGATCCTAGTAAATTGCAGTAAGAATCTGCGTATCTGTTCGTCGTAAAAAAATTGTTGCATTGTTTAACTCGATCTTTGTCCAGGTCTTGTGTCTGGGT